AGTATCTATGACCCACTAACCGTCGAAATCTCCACCGAGGGAGGGAAGACTTGGCTCTACGTCCGCTCCCTCTCCTCCGCAGAACTTGAGATAGAGGAGTTGGAAGATGACCAAACCCCTAGCGGCAATCATGGACAGGCTCCGGGAGAAGGCGAAAGCCCGAGAGGCGGAGAAGAAACTGTCGAAATCGGCAACGCCTCGCACGTCATCGAAGAAGTTAAAAAATTTCCATCCGGCCTTAGACGCATCTAGGCCGAAGAATGTGACGGTGCACTGATGGATATTTTTCCACTTTTGGTTACAGGATTATTTGGAGTATTTGTTGGAGCTATAGCTGTTATGGCTGCATCAGTTCCAAGTTCCACTTATGATAAATTAAAATCCGAGGCCATTGATAGAGGCTATGCTCAATATAATCCAACTACTGGCGAGTGGCAATGGAAATGACCGACCTCCTCTCCCTCTGGGCTATGGCCGAAGCGGCGCAGTTCGGCATCCGGATAAAGACCGACGACCCCGGGCTACTCCGACAGCAACTCTACAAAGTCCGGGCGGAGTCCGGAGCCTACAAAGACCTGGGGATCATCATCCCCTCAACCGAGGGCCAGCTGTGGCTGGTACACGCCGATGCAGACGAGAGAGGAAGATTTGACACGATTCACCGTCAACCTCTTCACCAAGGACCTGGAGTTCTTGAAGCGGAAGGTGGGGGATCAGAACGCGAGCAGGCAACTGCGACAGATATTGAGGAATTGGGTGAGGGAGAAGCAGAATGAAGTTCAAGACCTTCGATTCCGGTCAGACTTCCAAGTCCACGGAACCAAAACCGGACGTTTCGACTGCGGACACAACGACGATTGACCGTGTCATGCGTCTCGACCCCCTCCACATGTCGGACCAGGACCTTGATGTAATAATCGCCTACTACCGCAAGGCCCGTGCCCTATTCGAAACTGGAGCCAAGCCCAAGCGTGGGGCGAATGCGGCCGGGGAGAAGGTGGATTTGACCAATGTCATCGCGGCCCTTACCGGCAAGCCGAAGGAAGAGCCGAAGCCAAAGCCGAGCTTAGGTATCCGGAGGATATGATGTCCTATTCTCCAGAGAAGCGTCGAGCTTACTATCTCGCCCACAAAGAGAAGAACGCCGCCGCCGTCAAGGCTTGGAGGAAGGCAAATCCCGAACGAGCGAGGATGCACTCCTACAACAACTTTCTCCGAAGAAAAGCTCTAGGCTACGTATACCATAAGGAGTTAGAAAAGCATAGAGCTTATTATGCTGCTAACAAGGAAGCCCTCAAAGTTGCTCGCCACTTAGGTATTACGGTCAAGGAAGCCCGAGAACTCTTGAAAGGAACCCCATGCAGGACACCGACCTCCTCGAAAAACTCGCCAGCCGCCTCTCCAGCGAACCCGTCCAACGGCTTGAGGTAGATAGCGAACGCCGAAAGGAATTCCCAATCGCTCGTGGTGTCTTAGACTACTTCCCTGACGCCCTAGCAGCGGTTGCAGAGTTGTCCTACATCGGCAACCAGAAACACAATCCCGGAGAGCCTATCCACTGGGCGAGGAGCAAGTCCACCGATCATGCAGACTGCATTATCCGGCACTTCCTGGAGCGGGGCACAGTGGACTCGGATGGGTTGTCACATACAGTCAAGATTGCGTGGCGGGCCTTGGCCATGCTCCAAGAGGAGATTGAGCAGGCTAAAGGCTTGCCAATCAGTCGAGGTAGCCGCCCATGAGACCTAAAGAAACCTATCGAGCAGCTCGCCGCAACCAATGTCTCCGAACCAAACCCAAATCCGTATGGGGCCCAGAATGGCACAGGCCGAACATCGAACCGAGAGCGAAGAAGCGGAAGGCGCTCCAAGCCCTTTCCTCCCCGGCACCAACATCCAGTTCGATTAGGAGGATTTGATGGAAATTGATCCTAGATTGCAACGAGTTATGAATAACTCAGCTGAAGTTGGAGATTGCTTGATCTGCACACTGACACCTTCGCAAGAATATGCTAATGTTAAAGGATATGGACCCGCCCACAGACTAATGTGGGAAATTCACAAAGGCAAAATTCCATCTGGAATATTGGTTTGTCATAGCTGTGATCATAAACGATGCGTCAAGCTTGAGCATTTATTTTTAGGTACCTATCTAGACAACATGTTAGATAAGGTAGCTAAAGGTCGCCAACACTTCGGCGGTCCTGGAAGGAGTCTAAGTATAAAGCATTGGGGCTATGTAGTCTCAGAGCGATATGTAGGTAAATCGTTCGAAGAGATTGGACAGGCCTTGTGCGTAAGTCGACGTACGGTTAGACGTTTACTAGAAAGCTGTCCACATGACTGAACCAGCGCCTTCTCCATTTCTTCCAGGAACCAACATTGTCTATGCATGGGACTCGACAATGCTTGGGGCATGGAAAACATGTCCTCGCTTGTTTTGGTACACGATGATAAAAGGATACCGCCCCCGTGAAGAATCAGTCCATCTCCGATTTGGAATCGAGTATCATCGAGCACTTCAAGACTATGATGAGTGCCGCTCGAAGGAACTCGGATTTGAAGACGCCATGCGAAGTACGGTTCGAGCACTCCTATCCAGAACAGGAGATTGGAACCCGGACCATAAGTATAAAAATCGAGATAACCTTATCCGCACCGTTGTCTGGTACCTTGAGAAGTTCAGAGACGACCCAGCTGCCACAGTTCGATTATCAGACGGGCGTCCAGCTACTGAAGTGAGCTTTAGGTTTGAGTTGGATTGGGGGCCTCAGCAAGTCGTTACGGCCGAGGCCGAAGACGGTATGATGGTTATTGAATCTGTTCAAACAACCCAACCCTACCTCCTCTGCGGCCATCTCGACCGCATCGTCAACTTCCAAGACTCCATCTTCGTGATGGATCGGAAAACTACAAAGTCCGAACCTTCCTCTTGGTACTTCACCATGTACGAGCCGGACAACCAAATGACCCTATACACTCTCGCGGGGCAGGTAGTCCTAAGCAGTCCGGTCAAAGGTGTAATTATCGACGCCGCCCAAGTCCAAGTGGAAGCTTCTAAGTTCGGCCGGGGCATAACCTACCGAACGCCCGAACAAATCCACGAATGGCTAGACGGCCTCAAGTTCTGGTTCGCCCAGCAGGAAGCCTGCGCCGTCGCCGACCACTGGCCGATGAATGACAAGTCCTGCAATTCCTATCGGAGCCAGGAGAGCGAGAGCATCGGTTGTCCTTTCCGACTAGCCTGTTCTAAACAGGAGAGTGTGAGGGAAGCTTTCCTTGATTCCAACTACGACAAGGTAGAGGAGGGAGAGAGATGGAATCCGCTTCAGCCACGTTAAGATATGTGGGCCAAATTCAAACTGTGGAAGAACGCTTTTATAAGAACTATATTCGAGGAATTGGAGATAAGGCTGAGTTCGAAAATAAGAGTATGGGTTTCTATCTGATATTTACTGACGGGTTCTCTGTATATGCTGGGGACAGGCGTCCAGATTTTAACAACGGCCAAATTGTAACTCTAACTATAGAGGCCCTAAGCTAATGCCCTCCCTCTCCAAGCACCAATCCTCCAAATACATCAAGCTCCTCCTCCTAGGAGACGCCAAGTCCGGAAAAACTGGGAGCCTAGTCTCGCTAGTTAAAGCCGGATACAAGCTCCGCATTATAGATATGGACAACCTTCTCGACTCGCTTCGATACCAAATCCTCGAGCAGTGCCCAGATAAGATCGAGAATGTGGAGTTCCGGACTCTTCGAGACAGGCGAAAGATGACGCCAATGGGGTCGATCATCGACGGGGCTCCGAAGGCTTTCGTTGATGCCCTGAACATGATTGACGTATGGAGATACAAGGACGATGAAGGTAATCTTATTGATCTTGGACGACCCGACTCATGGGGACCAGATTATATCCTCGTCCTCGATTCTCTCTCCCGGCTCTGTGACGCCTGTTACGATTGGCGAGAACCCCTTACTCCTAAAGGCAAAGGTGGGGGAGTTGACGCTAGAGCTACATATGGTGACGCCCAAGACGCCGTCGAGAACACCTTAGGAGTGCTTACAGGAAAGCAATTTCGGACCAACGTAATCGTAATCGCTCACGGGACGTATATGGACCTGGAAGACGGGACGAAGAAAATCTTCCCCCAAGGAGTGGGCCAAAAGCTCTCCCCTAAAATTCCCCAATACTTCCCGAACTACATCCGATACAAAAATACAGGAGGTAAGCGGACAATACAAACAGACAGCGACATCATGATCGACCTAGCCATTTCTAACCGTAGTAAGGTGAAAACCGCCTACGATATAAATGGCCTCGCCGAGCTTTTCGAAGCTCTCCGTCCACCGCCTGGACACCCAGATGCGCCCAAGCTAGATGATACGGATACAGATGCACCGCGGGCAGAGTCCCCGGAGCCAATTGTCCATGTCGAGGCTAATAGGGTTGCGGGGTTCCAGGCCTTCAAGAGGTTATAAGTGACAGAGCACAATCCAATGCCGGTATCCGGCTACACTACACAGTCACAGACCAATGTGGATTTGGTCAACAATATGAAACGTCTAGAGGAGATAAACCTTCAGGCACTCGATGAGCTTGGCAAGCTCGAACATGTTGATAAACGGTGGCTAGCTATCGGCCGAACCTCTCTTGAGCAGGCTTACATGGCGATCAACCGTTCCATCTTCAAACCCCAACGAGCAGCATTGTAACACCCCAACCAACAGGATACACATTCACATGGCAACCGTACAAGAAATCCTCAAAGCCAAACCCACCGAAGTCGAACGGCCGAAAGCCCTTCCGGTCGGGACGTACCACTGCATGGTCAAGGGCCACCCAGAACAAGGAGAGTCCACCCAGAAAAAGACCCCCTTCGTCCGCTTCATGCTCCAGCCGATGGCGATTGGAGGGGACGTAGACCAACAGGCTCTCACAGAAGCCTTAACAAAGAAGGATGGTAGCGAAGCCTCTCTCACCGACAAAACTATCCGGGCCACCTACTACATCACCCCGGATAGCATCTGGCGTCTACAAGCCTTCCTCGAACATCTCGGCTTCGAACTGGACGGAAAGCAGTCCATGGAGCAGATGATCGCGGAGAGCAACGGGCGGCAATGTCTCGCCACCCTCAAGCACACTCTATCCGACGATGGTAACTCCACCTTCGCCGAACTCGCAAGCACAGCAGCGGTTCCCAACTAAAGGGTAGTCACGACCCGATAGCTGGGGAAGGCCCGGGGAGGTTAGGCTCTCCGGGCCGATTTTAACAGGAGGGAAAGATGAGAATCACACTTTGCGGAAGCACTAGGTTTGAAGAGCAGTTCAAGGAGTGGAATCACAAGCTGGCCATTGCAGGACATACTGTGTACAGCTTGTCGTTGTTCGCACGAGAAGCGAATGATACAGGCAAAGAAGGCAAGCACACTATAACAGAAGCTGAAAAGATAACTCTAGATTTGGTGCATTTAGACAAAATACTAAATAGTCAGGCCGTAGTTGTAATTAACGTAGGCAACTACATTGGATTTCTACAACCAGAGAAATTGAATGGGCACGAATGCAATACAAGGAAGTGTACTGGATTGAAGAAGGACGCCGCCAACCCTCAGATATGCTTGCAATGAGTTTGCTGTGAAAACCAAAATCGCCTTCCTCGGCGAAGCCTGGGGAGAATACGAAGCCAAGTTCGGGAAAGGCTTGGTCGGCCCAACCGGGATTGAGCTATTCAAACAGCTAGATTTGGCTGGCGTAATCTCCCTCACCTCCGAAGCTGAGGGCTTCTTCCGTAAGTTCTGGGACTCCCGAGACGGGCAGTACGTAGACCTAGTTTGGAATATGTACCCCGAACTGTTCAGAACTAACGTGCTCAACTTCCGCCCACCTGGAAACAAGCTGGAGGAAATCTGTGTCTCAGGAAAAGCCGACGGAATTAAAGGATATCCTGCAATTATACGAAGCCCTAAGGTCAGATATCTACCGAGTGACTACAGTTACGAACTTGAACGCCTCGCAGCCGAGCTTGTGGATAGAGACCCCAACCTCATCGTGGCACTTGGCAACACAGCGTCGTGGGCTGTACTTGGCCAAGTTGCAATCTCAAAGAATCGAGGCGTTACTTATACGTCCACTCACACAGTATCTGGTTTCAAAGTTCTCCCCACCTACCACCCGGCCGCGATAATGCGCCAGTGGGAGCTTCGGCCAGTAGCTGTCATGGACTTGTATAAAGCTTTCCGGGAGATGGAGTTTCCCGAAATCCGCCGTCCGAAGAGAACCTTTTGGATTGAGCCGACTATTGAGGATATTATAAAGTTTCGTGATGAGTATATTGCGGCGATGTCGCTGCTGTCAGTAGATATTGAGACGGCTGGAAATCAAATAATCAATATAGGCTTCGGCGACACTAATATCGCCATTAATATTCCATTCGTAGACTTCCGAAAGCCGGGACGTAATTATTGGTCAACTAAAACAGAGGAAGTTGCTGTTTGGAAGATTGTTAAAGGTATATTAGAAACGCGAAGGCCGCCAAAGTTATTCCAAAACGGCCTTTTTGATATGACATTTCTGTGGCGAGGTTATGGCATTAAGACTTATGGAGCGGCCGAGGATTCAATGTTATGTCAGCACGCTTTGCAGCCCGAAAGTCTTAAAGGTTTAGGCTTCCTGGGCTCATTATATACGGACGAGGCGAACTGGAAATCACTTGGCGCAAGAGGCAAAACTACTATAAAAAGGGACGACTAGATGGCAATCATCAAACTAACGCGAGGCTTTGAAACAATCGTTGACGATAGCTTGTTTCAAAGTCTTAACCAACATAACTGGTACGCTTCAGGTCTTGAAGGGCGACCAGCTAGACGCCTAAAGGAAGAGCCTAGACGGTTGATATACCTATATCATCAGGCCCTATCTGTGCGTCCTTGGGACCTATCAGCTAATGGGTTGGTAGTACATCACGTTAATCACAATCCATTAGATAATCGCTTGGAGAATTTAGTTATAGTTACCCAAAAGGCTAATATGAGATATAGTCCCGAGTACGGCAACAGAAGAGGGATATCTTTTGATAACACTCACAAGAAGTATAAAGTTTACATAGACCTACCAGACCACCCAAGAGTAAATGTTGGAACTTTTACAACTGAAGTTGCAGCCAATGCAGCTTTAACGGAAGCTAGAGGAGCATTGGGTCTTGAAGATAATTGAATCTGATAAGGTCGATCCTTCCAAGCTTTCGGCTTCCGAAAGGGATTGGTGCTATAACTGTTGGGATGTTTGCTGTACGCATGAAATTATAGGTAAGCTCCTAACCCAGTTGGACAACATCACCACATCCACCTATGCATTCTCTAGGGCTCTCCAAGGACCTGTCCTAGAGATGAGACTGAGAGGAGTGCTCATTGACCAAGCGCGAAAAGCCGAAGTCATCGAAGAAGGCTACCAAACGATCGACCGTCTGGAGTCCCAGCTTACTCGCATCGTTGGGGAAGGCACTGGGTTCTGGGGATTCAATTGGCGATCTAATGATGACCTTAAGGAACTGTTCTACAGCCGACTTGCAATCCCGATTATCCGGAAGAAAGGCAAGATTACTACCGACCGCAATGCACTTGAAAAGCTTGATGCCTACCTAATCGCCGCCCCTATTGTCAACCACCTAATCGCCCTCCGAGAACTTGGCAAACGCATCTCCATGCTAAAGACGGACATCGACCCAGATGGTCGATTCCGAACCTCCTACAACATCGCCGGGACGAACACTTACCGGTTCAGTAGCTCTGCCTCCGAGTTCGGGACCGGAGGAAACGCTCAAAACATCGAAGACATCCTCCGCCAAATCTTCATCTCTGATCCGGGAATGAAGATGGCCTACATCGACGCGAGACAAATCCAATCTCGGATTGTCGGGGCGATTGAGTGGAATCTTTTTGAAGATGGGAGATATTTGGATGCCTGCGAAGCCGGGGACTTACATACAGCTGTCGCTAGACTATGTTGGCCTAAACTCGGATGGACAGGTGACCTTGCTAAAGATGTGCACGTCGCCGAGAGTCCGTATTACCGACACTACTCCTATCGTTTTATGTGTAAGAAGATCGGGCACGGCACTAATTTTGGAGGAAAGCCGCCTACCATTGCTCAGCAGGCTAAGATTGAGATCGAAGCGATCCAAGAGTTCCAACCCCGCTACTTCCTTGCCTTCCCCGCCCACCACCGATGGCCCGAGTCTTTCCAATCCCCGCTTTGCCAATCAGCCACACGTAGACGTTGGGATATAGTTCTCCCCCGGTGTTAATCCACACCTTCTGTTGGAGCACCGAAGCTATAACAGAGATGGCTGTCCAACGCCGGAAGATTTCAGCACTCTCAAGGTTATCTGTGTATGCGATGAACCTTTCTATCCAAGAGTCGCACTGGCGGCGTCCGGCGCCGTTCATCCCCGCCTTTATATTTTTTGAGGCCATCGACATTGTCCTTGCTCCATTCCCCTAGGTTCCAGCCGGACTTACAATCGTAAGGGACGACCAGAGTTCTCCCGTGCTCTAATGGGAGTGGATGTTCTAGTTGCTTCAGGATTTGTGGGATTAACTC